GTAAATACAATAATAGACTTCTTCTTCGGTGGAAGCTCAAAGAAAAACGAACAAATAAAAGAAAAATAAAATGACAGCTTATTTTACAAGAGAAATAAAACCTACGATAGCAGCATCAAAACAACACGCTGGTGGCTTTGGCTCAGGAACGATAGTCTTTGATTGGACAGAGTTTAAAATTCCTAGTGGTGGCGCTAAGTTGATTGGCGCTAGCATTTTAGTAAGGCCAAAAGGAGATGCTACTCCAACAGCAAACAATGTTGCCTTAGGNGTTTTGTTTAGCAAAGGATCTTCAACTGGAGCGCCAAGTTCTTTAGGTACAGTTCAAANNNNTCTTGANAACACTCCTAGAAACGACTACATGGGNGTAATGGAGTTTGCTAGTGGAAACTTTGGTCCAGCTACTGGTAAAGGAACAGTAGTAGCGCAAAGCAGTGGAGCTAGCGGATCAGGCAGTTTTACTCCAATAATTTTTAGTCAAGAAAACGCAGTTCATAGATCTGCTTCAGAAGACACTTTTTATATAGCAGGCTTTTCTAACGGTAGTTTAGATTTCCAATCTATAAACGTAATTAATGACGCGGATATAAACAGTACAACACCTACAGCTATAGTAATGGCGGGCAGCAGTATGGATGTTAGAGAGCATTTTATAGCTGGTGATATTCTACACGCACAAGACGATGTTCTTCTTGGAACTGTAGCGTCTATTGACGACGCGGCGACAGGGCCAATAAATCTAACCACTGCAACTTCAGGAGCTGGTGATGCTACGACTGTAGCTAACGGAGATACAATTTACAACATACACCCGGTTAGAGTGTTATTACACTTTGAAAAATAAACAAAATTAACTTAAATTAAATTAAATTATGGCAAAAAGAAAAACTCCAAAAACTGTGGAGCTAAAAGCTCGTGCAGAAAAAGTAACAGATGAACAACTCTCTAAAATGAGAGAGGTAGTTACTGCAATCAACAAAGCTCAAATGGATATAGGTGTGATAGAGGTTCGCAAACACGAAGCTCTTCACGCTATTATACAAATGCAACAAGTTGTTCAAGAACTTCAAGCGGAGTTCAAAGAGCAGTACGGCACTAATGATATTAATATAGCCGATGGCACAATTAAATATAATGATGATAACAACGAAGCTGATAAGAAAGATAACGATAGGTAAGGATTATAAAATAGATGCTATGCATTACTCTGTAGGCCAAGAGGTCTACGGAGGGCATATCATTTGTGATATTCTTGAAGAAGAAGAAAAGTATTCTATATACATTAGAAAAGGTAAAAGTGTTTTGCCGTGGAAAGACTTTAATAAGAATATGGCTATATCTGTTGAATATAATCTTGAGTATTAATGAAAAGCCCATACTGTTTTGTAGTTGAGCCCGTTGGCGAAAGATACAATAACGTCAAAGACGTAGAGGGTAAGAGCCTAATAATAAACACAGAAATATACAATCATGAGTTTGTTAATCGTAGAGCTCGTGTTATCTCTTGCCCTATTGTTGGGGATTACGATATATTACCAGGTGACGAAATCATCGTACACCACAACGTATTCAGAAGATGGCACGACGTTAAAGGAGAAGAAAGAAACAGTAGATCATACTTCAAAGACAACAAGTACATAGTATCTCCAGATCAAGTATTTTTATGCAAAGATAAACCAATGCCTGGTTATTCTTTTGTTCAACCACTTTCTAACACAGACAGCTACAGCAACGAAAAAGAAGATCCTTCAAAAGGTGTGATAGTATATAGTGACGGCACTTACAAAATAGGTGAAGTTGTAGGCTACACTCCTTTTTCTCAATACGAGTTTATAATAGAAGGAAAAAGACTTTACAGGGTGTTAAATAAATTTATTACAATTAAATATGAGCATAAAGGAAACGAAGAAACGTATAATCCTAGCTGGGCGTAAAGCTGTTGATGAGTTAATTAAGGTTGCTCAAGAGCAGATTATAACCAACACAGAAGACGATGTGTCTGCTGATAGATTAAAGAACGCCGCGGCTACTAAGAAGTTAGCTATATTTGATGCATTTGAAATCCTCAACCGCATACAAGAAGAAGAAAATATTCTGGAAGGAAAGACACAAGAAGAAAAGAAAGAACGAGTATTTAAAGGCTTCGCGGAAGGCAGATCGAAATGAGTTACGAACAAAGCTTATATAAAATTGTTGAACCAGTTAAGAAGACTACTATAAGTCGACTTAACAAAAAACGTAAATGGGAATATGGATACAATAAAGAAAACAATATCATTGTCATATCAAAAACTGGTAGAATTGGCGAGATCATTGAAATACAAGGGCTGCAAATTGCTTTGCCGTTGGAACCAGTGCAAGTGCACTCCAATGAACTAAACAAGTGGAAAAGGCTTGAGTACCCTAAAGAGTTAGGTAAGTTAAAAAGTATATTTGACTGGAGAAACTATCCTGAGGAATTAAAAGAAAAGTGGTACGATTTTATTGATGATGAATTCAAAAATCGTGAAGAAGGCTTTTGGTTTAACAATAACGGAGTGTCTACGTATATAACAGGTAGTCACTACATGTATCTTCAATGGAGTAAAATAGATGTTGGAGCTCCAGATTTTAGAGAAGCCAACAGGCTGTTCTTTATATTTTGGGAAGCGTGCAAAGCTGATAGCAGGTGCTATGGCATGTGTTACTTAAAAAATAGACGTAGTGGTTTTTCTTTCATGAGCTCAGCTGAGACTGTTAACTTAGCTACTATATCGAGTGATGCTAGATATGGAATACTATCAAAAAGTGGTGCTGATGCTAAAAAAATGTTTACCGATAAAGTTGTACCAATATCTGTCAACTATCCGTTTTTCTTTAAACCGATACAAGACGGTATGGACAGGCCTAAAAGTGAACTTGCTTATAGGGTTCCTGCAAGTAAGTTTACGCGTAAAAAAATTACTGCAAACGAAAAGCAGGAAGAGCTGGTTGGACTTGACACTACTATTGATTGGAAAAACACAGGCGATAACAGCTATGATGGAGAGAAGCTTAATCTACTAGTACACGATGAAAGTGGTAAGTGGGAGAGGCCTGATAATATTCTAAACAACTGGCGAGTAACTAAAACTTGTTTAAGGCTAGGTGCTCGTATAGTTGGTAAATGCATGATGGGATCAACGTCTAACTCGTTAGATAAAGGTGGTGATAATTTTAAAAAGCTCTACAATGACTCAAATGCTAAAAACAGAAACCGTAATGGACAAACAAAGTCTGGTTTATATTCTTTGTTTATCCCAATGGAATGGAACTTTGAAGGATTTATTGACGAATACGGACAACCTGTTTTTAATAGCCCAAGTCATGATGTACGAGGACCACATGGCGAACTAATAGACGTAGGTGTTATATCGCATTGGGAGAATGAAGTTGAAGGTTTAAAAGGAGATCAAGACGCTTTAAACGAGTTTTATAGACAGTTTCCAAGAACTGAAGAGCACGCGTTTAGAGATGAGACAAAAAATAGTCTTTTTAATCTTGTGAAAATATATGAGCAAATAGATTACAACGAAGGTATAACTAGCTCAGCAGTTTTAAACACTGGTAATTTTCAGTGGGTAAACGGCATAAAAGATACATCTGTAGTTTTTACTCCAGATCCTAACGGTAGATTTAAAGTTAGTTGGGTTCCGGATTTTAACTTGCAGAATAATGTTATAATTAAAAATGGAATTAAGTATCCTGCAAACGAACACATGGGCGCTTTTGGCTGCGATAGCTATGATATTAGCGGCACTGTTGACGGTAGAGGATCCAACGGATCTCTTCATGGACTAACTAAGTTTAGTATGGAGTCAGCTCCAGCAAATACTTTTTTTCTAGAATACATAGCAAGACCACAAACCGCTGAAATATTTTTTGAAGATGTGCTAATGGCGTTAGTGTTCTACGGCATGCCATTGCTCGCAGAAAACAATAAACCAAGATTACTGTATCATCTAAAGCGTAGAGGATATAGAGGATTCAGTATGAACAGACCAGATAAAGTTTGGAATAAATTATCTATTACTGAAAAAGAAATAGGTGGTATACCGAACTCTAGTGAAGATATTAAACAAGCTCATGCTGCTGCTATTGAAATGTATATCAACGATCACGTTGGGTTAATGGAAGATGGCACTTATGGAACAATGTATTTTAACGAAACATTAAACGACTGGGCTAAGTTTGATATAAATAAAAGAACTAAGTTTGATGCCGCGATAAGTTCTGGGCTAGCTGTTATGGCTTGTAATAGACACTTGTATAGACCAGTAAAAGAAAGAAAAAGAAAACCATTAGGCTTTTCGTTTTCTAAATATAGTAACGATGGTGTAAACTCTAAAATAATTAAAAATTAAATATGGCTTACAGAAACACTAACAATTTTCCAAGTCAGGTAGTACCTGATATAGAAAAAATAAGCTATGACTACGGTCTAAAAGTTGCACAAGCTATAGAGAGCGAGTGGTTTGATAGAAACGAAGATGGAAACATACGTGGCAACGGAAGGTTCTATAGTAATAAAAATAACTTCCACAACTTAAGATTATATGCTAGAGGCGAACAGTCTGTACAAAAATATAAAAACGAGCTATCTATAAATGGTGACTTAAGCTACTTAAACTTAGACTGGAAGCCTGTTCCAGTTGTACCTAAGTTTGTAGACATTGTTGTTAACGGTATGGCCGAAAGAAACTACGATATAAAAGTATTTTCTCAAGATCCATACGGTGTAGCAAAGAGAACAGAATACATGGAGAGCGTTCTTCGTGATATGAAAATGAAAGAGTTTGATGCTGTAGCTAAGCAACAGTTAAACATGGACTTTGCAGAAAACGATCCTGAAACTTTACCCGAAACAGAAGAAGAGCTAGAGTTACACATGCAGCTAACCTATAAGCAAGCTACTGAGCTAGCGGAAGAGCAAGCTATAAACGTGTTACTACAAGGCAACGACTACGAGCTTACTAAGAAAAGGCTTTACTATGACCTAACAGTTTTAGGTATGGCTGCTGTGAAAACAAACTTTACAAATTCAGAAGGAGTAACTATAGACTACGTTGATCCAGATAGAATTGTTCACTCTTACACAGAGTCTCCATATTTTGATGATATATACTATGTTGGTGAAGTTAAAACAATTCCAATTAACGAGTTGGTAAAACAGTTTCCACACTTAAGCCAAGAAGATCTTGAAAATATACAGCAATATAATAACAGTAGAACCTACGAATACAATAAAGGTAGAAGAGATCAAGATATAAATCAAGTTGAAGTATTATACTTTAACTGGAAAACTTATATGAACGAGGTTTACAAGCTAAAAGAAACCTCAACAGGTGGGGAGAAAGCTATAGAAAAAGACGACACTTTTNATCCACCTACAGACATGCAAGGTGGCTTTGCTAAACTTTCAAGACAAATAGAAGTTTTATATGAAGGAGCTATGATTATTGGTTCTGACAAACTTTTAAAATGGGAGATGGCTGAAAATATGATTAGGCCAAAAAGCGATATGAGCAAAGTCAAGATGAACTATAGTATTGTAGCTCCGCGCATGTATCAAGGTAGAATAGAAAGTATCGTTAGCCGTATCACTGGTTTTGCAGATATGATACAGCTCACACACTTGAAGCTGCAACAAGTTATGGCGCGTATGGTACCTGATGGTGTTTACTTAGACGCTGATGGCTTAGCTGAAATAGACTTAGGTAACGGTACAAATTACAATCCACAGGAAGCTCTAAACATGTTCTTCCAAACTGGTAGTATAATTGGTAGATCGTTTACTGCTGATGGTGATCCAAACCCAGGTAAAGTTCCTATACAAGAAATATCAAACGGTAAAGGCGCTGGAGCTAAAATGCAAACGCTTATAGCAAACTACAACTACTACATGCAGATGATCCGTGATGTAACCGGATTAAATGAAGCTAGAGATGGTAGTACACCAGACAGAAACGCTTTAGTTGGTGTTCAAAAGCTAGCGGCTGCAAATAGTAACACAGCGACAAGACACATACTTCAAGCAGGTTTATTCTTAACAGCTGACGTTGCAGAACAAATATCTTTGCGTATATCTGACATAATAGAATACTCTCCAACTAGAGACGCTTTCTTACAACAAATAGGTGTACACAACGTAGCTACGCTAGAAGAAATGGCTGACTTACATTTGTATGACTTTGGTATATTTATAGAACTAGCTCCAGACGAAGAAGAAAGACAATTGCTAGAAAACAATATACAAATGGCTTTAGCTCAAAAGATAATAAGATTATCTGATGCTATTGATATTAGAGCTACTAAAAACGTAAAACTTGCAAACGAACTTCTTAAAATAAAAGAAAAAAAGAAGATGGAGCAAGAGCAAGCAATGCAACAGCAGAACATACAAGCGCAACAACAAGCTCAACAGCAAACAGCTCAAGCGCAAGCGCAGGCTGAAATGCAAAAACAACAAGCTATAACTCAAAGTCAAATACAGTTAGAAGAGGCTAAAGCAGGTTTTAAATCAAACAACTTAAGGCAAGAAGCTGACATTAAAAAAGAATTAATGGAAGCAGAGTATCAATACAACATGAAGTTAAGAGCGCTAGAAGCTGAGTCTAAAAATCAAATAGAAGACAAGAGGCAAGTGGCGGCGAGTAAAAAGTTTGAGTCAGCAGGTAATGATGAATTAAGTACTGGCTTGAACATGAATCAGTTTTAATTATTATATTTTATATTATGGAAGAAACAAAAGAAGTACAAGAAGAAAACGTAACTAAGGTAAGCTTGAAAAAGAAACCAGAAGAAACAGTTCACAAGGTGGACTTAAACAAAAAGGACAATGCTGAAGAAGGTACAACTGACGACACAGGAGTGGTTGGAAGCGATGAAGCTACCGACGCCGCACCGCAACAAGAAGAAGTACAGGCGGAAAGTGAAGCACAAGAAACTCCAGTATTAGAAGAGGTTACAGAAGAAGAGCCTCAAGAAGAAAACGAGGAGACTACAGAAGAAATGGTGGCAGAAGAAAAGCCAACTGTAGAGCTCCCTGAAAACGTTGAAAAGCTAGTTGAGTTTATAAACGAAACAGGTGGTACTGTTGAAGATTATGTTAGATTAAACCAAGACTACAGTCAAATGGATAATTTAACAGCGCTAGAAGAGTACTACAAAATTACAAAACCTCATTTAGATGTTGAAGAAAGAAAGTTCTTAATGGACGAAACCTTTAGCTATGATGAAGAGGTTGATGATGAAAAAGATATTAGAAGAAAGAAAATAGCCCTCAAAGAGCAAGTTGCCGAGGCTAAAGCCTACTTAGACAGGCAAAAGTCTAAATATTACGAAGAGATCAAAGCTGGATCGAAGCTCACTACAGAGCAACAGAAAGCAATTGATTTCTTTAACAGATATAACAAAGAGTCTGAAAGCGCAAAGCAAACGCAAGAGCGCAACCAGAACGTGTTTAACAAAAAGACATCTAGTCTTTTCTCTGATAAATTCAAAGGTTTTGAATATAACTTAGGAGAAAAGAAGTTTAGGTTTAATGTTAAAAACGTTGATAGTGTTAAAGAAACTCAAAGCGATATTGGTAACTTTATCAAAAAGTTTTTGAATAAAGAGGGATCAATGGAAGACGCCGCAGGTTATCATAAAGGTTTATATACCGCTATGAACGCAGACGCTATAGCTCAACACTTTTACGAACAAGGTAAAGCTGACGCTTTAAAAACTTCTGTTGAAAAGTCTAAGAACATTAATATGGATCCAAGACAAACTAACAGAGAAGTTAAAGTTGGAGGCGCTACATATAGAGTATTAAGTGGAGAGTCTACTTCAGACTTTAAAGTTAAAATCAAACGAGGTAGAAAATAAATTATTAATCCATTTAAAACTAATTAAAAATGGCAATTACAAATCCAGGTCCTGGGCATTCCGGGACTACAGGTAGTTTAAATAGTGTAGCTGCTCCAGTGAGAGCTACATTGTCTTCAAACTACATTGACTTTACGAGCGGCGCTGGCAACGACTGGGCGCAGCAGTATTTACCAGACCTAATTGAAGCTGAAGCTGAAGTGTTCGGACCAAGAACTATTTCAGGTTTCTTATCTCAAGTAGGTGCTGAAGAGTCTATGACTTCTGACCAAGTTATTTGGACAGAGCAAGGTAGACTTCACTTATCTTACACGGGTACAATTAACACTGCAACTGGTGAGTTAACTATCCAAAAAGATATTGACGGAAACGCTTTAACTACTACTCACGGTATTAGATTAAACGATCAAGTTATCGTTGCTACTTCTGAAGGTGTAATCAAGTGTTTAGTTACTGACGCTTTAGTTGGTACAGCTGACAAGGTTACTGTTAAGCCTTACGAAAAGGAAAACATTGACGACGCCGCTGCATTTTCTGTTGGTACTGTAGCTTGTACAGTATTAGTATATGGTTCTGAGTTTGGTAAAGGAACAGCTGGCCAAGGATCAGCTGCTGAAGGTGCTAAGGCTGTAGAGCCACAACACAAATCTTTTAGCAACAAACCTATCATCATGAAGGATTACTACGAAATCAACGGATCTGATGTATCTCAAATCGGTTGGGTAGAAATCGCTGGTGAAGACGGACAAAATGGTTACTTATGGTATTTAAAAGCTGAAGGCGATACTCGCTCTCGCTTCACTGATTACTTAGAGATGACTATGATGGAAGCTGTTAAAGGTGCTAACGTTGCTAACGATGTTAACGAAACTTTACTTAACGGAGCTGGTGAGTCTTACGGTACTGAAGGTTTATTCGCTGCTATTGAGACTCGTGGTAACGTTACTACTGGTGTTACTGGTGTTAACGCTGCTACTGACTTAGCAGAGTTTGACGCTATCTTAGCAGAGTTTGATAAGCAAGGTGCTATTGAAGAGAACATGCTATTTGTTAACCGTGCGACTAGCTTAGCTATCGACGATATGTTAGCTTCAATGAACTCTTACGGTGCTGGTGGTACTTCTTACGGAGTATTTAACAACGACGAAGATATGGCGTTGAACTTAGGTTTCTCTGGATTCCGAAGAGGTTCTTACGACTTCTATAAGTCTGACATGCGATACTTAAACGACAAAGCTACTCGTGGATCTATCAACGATAGAGCTGCAGGCTTTGGTATCCGTGGGGTTGTTATTCCTGCTGGTGTATCAACTGTATACGATCAAACATTAGGTAGAAACTTAAAGCGTCCGTTCTTACACGTACGTTATAGAGCTTCTCAAATGGACGATAGAAAAATGAAAACTTGGATTACTGGATCTGTTGGTGGAAACATCACTTCTGATCTTGATGCAATGCAAGTGAACTATCTATCTGAAAGATGTTTAGTTGTTCAAGGTGCTAACAACTTCATGTTAATGAAGTAAGCATATTAATTAGGTCGGGGCTTCGGCTCCGATCTTTTTTTTTAATTTTTTATTATATTATATCATGGCAAAAAAGCAAACAAAAAAAGCTGAGGTAGCACAGCCAGAAATTAAAGCTACAAATGAAACGGTAGAAGTGGCTGTTAAGCCGCAACCTAAAAAACCTACTTGGGAAATAAAAGATAGAGTTTATTATTTAAAACAAAATAGATCAGCTTTATCTTATTCAATGAAGTCTTCAGGTATATATTACTTTGACGAAAAATTAGGGTACGAAAGAGAGTTAAAATATTGTGAAAATCAAAGAACTGTTTTCGTAGACGAAATGCAAGGCGATCAAAGGCTAGCTCACATTATATTTAGAAATGGAGCGCTATACGTTCCAAGAGAAAAAGCAACTTTACAAAAGCTATTATCTCTATATCACCCAATGCGTGATAAACTTTTTTACGAGCACAAGCCTGTAGAAATAGCAGCTACTGAGCTAGACTACTTAGAAATGGAAGCTGACGCTTTAGTTTTAGCTAGAACACTAGACATTGACAAGATGGAAGCCATAATGCGAGTAGAATTAGGTTCTAAGGTATCAGAGATGAGTTCTAAGGAATTAAAACGAGATTGTCTAGTATTTGCAAGAAGAAACCCAGGTTTGTTCTTAGAGCTAGTTCAAGATGAAAACGTAGAGCTTAGAAACTTTGGTATTAAAGCTACTGAACTAGGAATTATAAAACTATCAACTGATCAAAGAAATTTTAATTGGGGATCAAATGATAGAAAACTAATGACTATTCCTTTTGATGAGCATCCGTATTCTGCTTTAGCCGCTTGGTTTAAAACAGACGAAGGTATGGAAGTGTATTCTAATATAGAAAAGCAACTAAGTATGTAATTACTTTATAGAAGAGTAACCACTCTTCGGGGTGGTTACTTAACTATAAAAGATAATTAAATGGTAAGTGTAGATACAGTATATCAACGTGTACTAGCATTAGCAAATAAAGAGCAACGAGGTTACATAACTCCACAGGAATACAACCTGTTTGCAAATCAAGCTCAGATGGAAATATTTGAAGAGTATTTTCATCACTTGAATCAATATCTTAGAAATCCTGGAAATCAATCAAACTTTTCAGATTCTGTAGACTACATAGAAGACAAAATAAGTAGGTTTCAAGTTCACAACCACTCTGTAGCTGCAGCCGTTGTAATAGATCCAGAAACAGGGCAGCCTATCGCCGGCAGTACGTATGGTCATATATTGCCTAACGACGAGACAATGTATAGGCTGACTCGAGTAGAGTTTAACAACGCAACGGCTCAACAAACTACAGCTCAAAAATACGACGATCAATTAAGAAGTGTTTATGCCGCTCAAGTTCATAATGGATCTCCAGTATATATTAGATCTTTTGGTCCTACCGCAGCGGGAGTTACAACTCCTCCTTCGGGTGTTTATAATTCAGGATCAGATAACTTTATTAGATGTTACAATCAGTCTGGACTTTTTGGAGGTGTTATACAGATAGGTTTTATACGAACTCCTAAAAAAGTTAATTGGGATTATGTTGTTGTAAACGAAAAAGCTTTATACAACGCTAACGGAGCTACAAACTTTGATCTACATCCGTCTGAAGAAACTAACTTAGTATATAGAATACTACAACTAGGTGGTATAACTATTAACAAACCTGGTCTAGCAAGTTTAGCTAAAGCTGAAGTTGTAGAGCAAAGCAATAATGAAAAATCATAATGGCACAACACACTCCACAACAGGTAGCTAACTACTACAATAATCCGGCTAATTACGGAACATTTCAGTATCAAAACTTATCAGCTTTGGTTAATACGTTCTTAGCCATGTACGTTGGTGAAAATAAAATAATATCTAAAGTAGATAGATCTGACGTTTTCTTTTTTGGCCGTAGAGCTATGCAAGAAATGAACTACGATATTCTAAGATCTAAAAAGACTTGGGAGTTTACACTAGATAATAGAATGTACATACCTTTACCTCATGACTTTGTAGGTTATACAAATGTTTTCTACAGCGACGGCTCTGGTATTAAGCATCCACTATATCCTGTTAGAGAAACTCAAAATCCTTACAGGCCAGCAACTAAAACAGATGATCCAAAAGAAAATGATTT